AAAATATAGAGGCGAAGGATTTAATTTAAGAACAGGACCATCTATTAAAGAAATGGCTAAAACTTTTGGTGTGTCAGAAGCAGAGGCAAAGAAAAAACTTTTATCAGGTCAGTGGTTTACTTCAGATCCAGTGGCTGCTGCATCTTACACAAATAAATTAGGTAAAACAAAGTTTGTAGATGTAACTCCAAAAGAGTTTATGGATTTTAAACGATACGTAGACAGAGTTAACAAAACAAAAAGTTTAAGTGGTAAAGATAGATATCCTGTGGGAACACAAGATAAATTATCAATTGTTCCACGATATAAATTAGATGAGTTTGAAAAAGCGGGTAAGTTAAAAAGTCAAAGAAATATATTTAAAGACTTTACTACTAAATCTGGTTATATGGAAAGAGCAGAAGGAGTATTATCTTATGACTCTGTAAAAGGAGGATTTGTAGATCCTGCAGATCCAACTACGATTGTTAATCAAGATCAAATAAAAGCGTGGGCTAAAGCTAATCCAGAAAAAGTAACAGCGGGCACAGAAGCTGTAGAAGCTGCAACTAACAAAAGTGTAATTTCTAATGTAGCTAAATCATTGGCTCGTGTTGGAGCACCATTGCCTGTTGCTGCAATAGATTCATACTTTATTGGTAAACAAGTTGCAGATGGTAAAGGCACAGCAGAGATTGCAAGCAACCCATTAAACTGGTTAGGTCTTGCAACTATGGAGCCATTGGCAAAAGTAAGTGGGATTGCAGAACCAGGCAAGCTAAATGCGATCTTGAGATTAGGATTGAATCCTGCTACAATTAGGGGTATAAGCAGGTTTGCAGGTTTACCGGGACTTGCGATAAGTACAGCTATGACTGCATATGACCAGTATCAAAAATACAAAGATGGAGAGGGATTCATCTTCAATTTATTAAACCAAAAGGGAACCGAATAGATGGCTACAATAGACAAACCACTTCCAAATACAAATATTAGCGAAACAGTTGTTAAAGTTCCAAAGCAAGAAGAATTAATTCAAGAACGAGATGAGATTATTGAAAAGAAAGATCAACAGGGCAACATTGAAGTTACAATGGACGAAGAGGGCGGTGCAGAGATTGCATTTGACCCAAGAGCTGTAACTGAAGAAGGTGGTCAAGATCATTTTGAAAACTTAGCAGATTTTTTAGGTGAGGATGTCTTAGAACCTTTGGGTGCCAAAATGGTAGACCAATACAACGAGTACAAAGAATCTCGTGGTGATTGGGAAGACACATATAGAAATGGTTTAGAACTTTTAGGTTTTAAATATGAAAGACGAACAGAACCATTCAGAGGTGCATCAGGTGTTAATCACCCTGTACTTGCTGAAGCGGTAACTCAGTTTCAAGCACAAGCTTACAAAGAATTATTACCAGCTGACGGACCAGTCAGAACACAAATTATGGGTGACGCTACTGTTCCAAAAGAGGAACAAGCAAAGCGTGTAAAAGATTTTATGAATTATCAAATTATGGATCAGATGAAAGAGTATGAACCAGAGTTTGATCAAATGCTTTTTTACCTCCCTCTCAGCGGCTCTACCTTTAAAAAAGTTTATTATGATTCTCTCTTGGGTAGAGCCGTATCTAAATTTGTACCTGCGGATGATTTAATTGTTCCATACTCTGCAAATAGTTTAGAAGACGCAGAGTCAGTGATACACGTTGTAAAAATTTCTGAAAACGAATTAAAGAAACAACAGATTAATGGTTTTTACAGAGATATAGAATTGGGCACACCACCTGTTACTCAAAATCAATTAGAGGATAAAAAATTAGAGCTAGAAGGAATTTCTAAAGATGGCCAAGAAGATCAATATACTTTGTATGAAGTGCACACTAATTTAGATTTAGAAGGTTACGAGGACATGGGTGGAGATGGTGAACCTACTGGAATTAAATTACCTTACGTCGTGACTGTATCACAAGCAGGAAATAAAGTTTTATCTATTAGAAGAAACTACAATCCAAATGATCCACTGAAGAAAAAAATAAATTACTTTGTGCAATTTAAATTTTTACCTGGAACAGGATTTTATGGTTTTGGTCTAATCCATATGATTGGTGGGCTAACTAGAACAGCTACTGCAGCATTAAGACAATTACTTGATGCCGGTACTTTAGCAAACCTACCAGCTGGTTTTAAATCTAGAGGTATAAGAGTTAGAGATGATGCACAACCACTACAGCCTGGTGAGTTTAGAGATGTAGATGCACCTGGTGGTAACATCAAAGATCAGTTTATGACTTTACCTTTTAAAGGACCTGATGCAACACTATTACAATTAATGGGTATTGTTGTACAAGCAGGACAAAGATTTGCAGCGATTGCAGATATGCAAGTTGGTGATATGAATCAACAAGCTGCAGTGGGTACTACAGTTGCATTATTAGAACGTGGTTCACGTGTAATGTCAGCGATTCACAAAAGATTGTACGTTGGACTTAAACAAGAATTTAAATTATTAGCAGAAGTATTTAAAACATACCTACCACCGGTGTATCCTTATGATGTACCAGGTGCAACAAGAGAAATTAAAGTACAAGACTTTGATGAACGAGTAGATATTCTACCTGTTGCAGATCCAAACATCTTTTCACAAACGCAAAGAATTAGTTTGGCACAAAGTCAATTACAACTGGCGCAATCAAATCCTCGTATACATAATTTATATCAAGCATATAGATCAATGTATGATGCGCTGGGGGTAAAAAATGTAAATTCTATTTTACCACCGCCTGCTCCACCACAACCAATGGATCCGGCGTTAGAAAATATTATGGCAATTAACGGAAAACCGTTTCAAGCGTTTCCAGGACAAGATCACAAAGCACATATTGATGCGCATTTAAGTTTTATGTCTATATCTATGGTGCAAAATAACCCTGGGGCTATGATGGCATTGCAAAAAAACATCCTTGAACACATTTCATTCATGGCACAAGAGCAAATTCAGTTAGAATTTGTAGAAGAAATGCAAGAAATGCAAATGATACAACAACAAATTGGACCAATGATGCAAAATCCTATGATGATGCAGCAAAATCCACAAGCAATGCAGATGGCACAACGTGTTCAACAGATAACTTCACAGATAGAATCACGAAAAGCTAAATTAATTGCTGAAATGATGATCGATTACGCTAAAGAAGAAGACAAAATTAGCTCTGAAGTAGGTGGTGATCCGTTATTAAAACTAAAATCACGTGAATTAGACTTAAAAGCTAAGGCTGATCAAGATAAATCAGAAAATCAAGAAGCCAGACTTGATTTAGATACAATGAAAGCCATGATGAACCAAGAAAATCAAGAAGATAAGCTAAAACAAAATGAAGAGTTAGCTGGTTTACGTGCTGGAGTCTCATTAGCTAAACAACAAATGGCCGATGCAAGTAAAATTCATGATTTCGGTAGAAACTTTCCGAAAAAATAGATATAAATCAACTTAAGGAGAAAACTATGGTTAAAAAAACAAAAAATGGTCGAGACAACGTAAAAGTTGTTCCTGAACTTGGTGCAAATTCTAAAGGAGAGCAGCAAGGTGGGATTCCTGTTGAGATGACAGACCCAATGACATCACAAGTAGTAGATGTTAGAGGAACAAAGCGTATGAGGCCTGATAAAAAACCTGTTAAAGCAACTTGGTACTAGTATGTGGTTGTCAGCAATTAAACTAGCTGTCTCTGCTGGTAGTAAAATTTATGCTAATAAGCAGAAGGCAAAGGTCGCGATGTCTGATGCTCAACTGTTGCACGCAGAACGACAAGCTCGAGGTGAGGAAGCTTACCAGGGTAAGTTGTTAGAGGCACGTCAAAACGATTACAAGGACGAATTCGTTCTCGTGATTTTGTCGGCGCCCATAATTGTGCTCGCTTGGGGGGTCTTCTCGGACGATCCGGGCGCTTTAGAGAAAGTAAAAACTTTCTTTGAACATTTCGCGGCGCTGCCGACCTGGTTCAGTACCCTTTGGATCCTCGTCGTCGGAAGTATTTTTGGAATAAAGGGAACACAAATCTTTAAGAACGGAGGAAAAAAATAATGCCAAATAGAAGATTTAACAAACAAGTTGCTAACCCAATGAAAAAGGGTGGCAGAGTAAAAAAAATGGGTGGCGGAATGTCTACAAGAAGAAGAGACATGAAGTCAGGTTATTATCCAGATGATATGGGTATGAAGGGTGGACCTATGATGAAAAAAGGTGGCCGTGTTGGTAAAAAGAAACAAGGCTACAAAGATAGAAAAGATGAGTCTATCGCTATGAGAATCAAAAAGAAAAGAACTAAGAAGCAATTAAAAGCTTCTAGAGATGAGTCTTACGGTAAGTTTGGTTCTAAAGCTAAAAAATCTGGAAAGATAAATAGATAGTTATGGCGAAAGATTTTATATTTT